AAATTTTCATCACCACCAGTACCAAATTGAACTATGCCAGTTGGAACTTCTGTTCTCCGTACAGATTCTCCTAATCTAGAAAAATCTTCAAAATTACCTCTTCCATTTACATCTGAAGCCTTTATCCGTATTTCTGTTCTTGATGGTGAGACAGCATCCACTAATAGAGTCATCTTCTTTAGCTGTAGTTCTTGTCCTCTGTCACTACCTATTTTTTCAAATATTTTACCATCATCTGTTATATCTATTGATTCAACATCTTCAAAAATATCAAATTTTCCTTGTTCATTAGGAACAGTACGAACTAGCACATCATCTTCACTACCTGCTAACTTTCTAAGAAATCTATATTGTAAATCATATGTTCCAGATTCTAATCCAGCTAAAGTTAAATCAGCAACCGGCCTTAGTAATAATTTATCATCGTTATCAAATTGTATATCACTAAAAGATTTAGTGATAGAATCTATAAGTCCTCCGCTTGTATTGAATATAGTAAGTTCAATAGTATCTCTATTTGGATTTGATCCAAAAATTCCATTTTCATAAGGCTTATTACCTATACGAATTTCATTACCAGCATCTAGTAATTGCTTATCTATATTTGTTAGTTTACTTGACATTATAATTCCGTTATATCTCTATCTATTACTTCATCTAATATTTCATCATTTATTCTATATTGTGGTGTACTGAGATTTTTTACTATTACTGTAGTTTCGTCATCATATAATACACCACTATAAGGATCTTCAAATAATAACATAGTTCCATTTGTATCTCTTACAACTAAACTTCCATCGTTAGAACCAAATTCTGGACTATCATAAAATTGAGTTTTATAATATTCTCTTTGTGCTAAATACGCTTGTTCATCAGCATCTTTGAGATTTTGGTAATACTCATTTTTCTGAAGCTGCTCTTTTGTATATGGCATTTTTACCTCACAACTTTGAATGTAAAATCATCATCAAAATAGTTTACCATCTCTTCAGTAGTATTACTACCACTAACTACTTTGAATTCAAATTTATAATATCTTTCCGACTGCAATCCGTTCATCCAAAGATTAAAATAATTGCCATCTGAATCGCAACTTATCAATGAACCAGTGCTAAATGGAATTATTACATCCTTAGTATCAGCATCAACAACTGAATAATAAGCACCATCATTTACTAACTTACTTCCACTTGGTAAATATTTAGAAGTTAGATAAGGAGACGATGTATTCGAATAAGATTTTGTTGGATATCTTCCTCTACCAACTAATCTAAACTTAGCTTTTGATTTTTCTTTATATTCAGGTCTTATATTTTTCATATAAATTTGTAAATCTTCTAATTCTGATTTAGGTAATGCTGATAATGAACCAGTTGTCCATTTTGTATCATACCACTCAACCTCTAACTTTGGCGGATATATGGTATTAGTTTGTCTTGAAAAGAAAGATAAACTACCAAGTCTTTTTGTACTACCCTCATCGGTATTGGTATCACCATTACCAAAACTACCACTTCTCTTTACTATGAATCCTTCGTTAGTATATGTACCATTCAACCAAGAAGTTACGATTGGCGTAACATCCATTCTTATGTCTCTTGTCTCATACTGAAGTGATTGGGAAGCGTATACATCTGTAAACCAAGTACCACCAGAACCAGTTAGAGGACCATACCATTGAGTTTTAGTATCAGCATCATCTAAGTAATTCCAACTAGCACCAGCTTGTGTTGCTGGACTGTCAGCTTTGAATCCTTCACCTTCAGCCCAACTTTGACTTATAGGATAAGCCCATAGTGACTGACTTACTGATAATTCTCTTGGATTAGCATCATATAAATTTAGATAGTATTTAGCATCAGTAGATATCTGTCCTCTTACAATTGATTGTGATATTTCAGCCAAGTCAAACTTTAGTAGAGCTCTTGATACTTTTGGATTAGTTCCAGCAGCACTTAGCTCTTTCTGAACTTCTAAAATTTCATCAAGCCCAGTATTCTGGCTACCGCTTTCTTGATATAAGGTTGTATCTTTGTCTGGAAAAATAAAATAGTGCATTAGTTATCTCCTGATGAAGAACCGACTACTCTTCCTTCTACATCTGTTGCTGGAAACTTCAATTCAAAACAACTTGGATCCATAGATGGATAGACAACTCCGTCTTTAGTAGCAGATGCTATATCATACATATTTCCTGAATACCCATCAGAACTCAAAAATTTATTAGTAAGTAATATTGGTAATCCGTTAGGATTATTTTCTTCAGGAGGAACGACTGCTGATACTCCATCCGTAAGTGAGATTTTATAAGCTAAATCAGATAAAATTATAGGTTGTCCGATTTGCCAGTTATCAATATTGAAAAAACTTCTTACTACCTGTATTGCTCTTAGCAATACTTCTTCTCCATTATATCCGACTTTAGTTATAATATTAAATTTTACTGCTATATTGATTACAAAAGCATCTTTTATATTTACAGCATCCGTTACCATCCTAAACTGAGTTAGGTAAGTTTGTATATTTTCCTTTACTGCCTGATTCAGATTAGTTAGTTTTTTTATAGAATTATATCCTAATACATATAAATTTAGTGCCAATGGATTTATAATTCTACTATCAGAATTAGCACCTGTATCTACAGTATCTAATTGACTGTCTTGTACGATATATGCTTTAGCTATATTACCATATTTAGGTGGTATAGCATATACTCTTGTTATATAATCTTCTTTAGTTACAGCTCTTGATTGTGCCTGAAAGTATGCTAGTGCGTTATTTTTAACTTCAGTTACGCTTTCAGCAGACCTACCTCCTGTAGCAGGTTGAGGATTTGTAATCCCCACAGAGTTTCTTGTTTGTGACAATAAGGGAGCTGATAATCCATTTGTGTCAATAGCTACATCTATTTTTTGTACAGTGGTTATTGTATTTGAAGCAACATTACTACTTATACCACCACCATATCTATAAGTAATTTGTAAAGTAGTATTTGATGGTGCTTGACCATATGCTTTAGTCTTTAAAAAGTTTGATGGATCAAAAGCATTTCCTAATTGTGATGGTGAGCCTGGCAACGAAGAGCCAACCGAATCAGGATTAGGTATAATCTCTTCATCAGGACTATCTGATATACCAGCACCAAATCTGATTTCAGTTCTACCATTTTCCATTATATATGTTGTAAATCTTCTTGATGTTTTTAATAATTTTAGTAAATACGGAGATTGGTCTGATTGGGATGCTAAATCAGGATCTGATGCTGTTGTATTTTCAGCATCTGTAAATACTGTATCTTGTGCTAAAAATGGAACTTCATACCAACTATTATTATCGCTGTCTACACAAGAAATAATCTCAGTAACATCAGCATTAGCTAAAGCAATTCTTTTATACTTTTCAGCACTCCCTACAGTAATATATTCTGTAGTTACCTGACCACTCTTTGCTCTAACAGATTTTCTCAATAAATAATTTACTGGTACATTACCAGCAGTTTCAAAAATACTAATACTCATTGGGTCGTATGAAGAAGAAAATTTGAAGTTACAATCTTCAGTAGATGAAAATGAAATACCAGATGCTGACTGAACTTTCATATTACTTTTTATATTTAGAGCATATGATAAATCAGGAGAAGTAGTAAAGTTAGCACCTGTACCACTTGACTTTGCTGGCACTGTTTGGAATATATCTAATACTACAGAAGCTGGTGAAGCTTGTTTGGGTTTGTATCCCAATGCTTGAGCCATATTGTATACTGTCTTTTTTTCTTCTGCATATGCTAGTAAACTTTCTTTGAATTGGTTATCTACATAATAGGATAGAACATCTCCCACATATGAAGCCATTTCTATAAACATCATTCCTGGTGAAGATTCATTAAAATCATTATAACTATTTGGAAAATAAACCTTAGCAAATTCTATCAAATTTGATTTTAGAGAACTAAAATCTTTATTTAGATACTTTACTTCTTTTATTGAATTATTTTTTGGTGCTGTATATGGCATTTATTTTCTCCAGTTATCCACCTAATTGTCTACTAAAAGGTTGTCCAACTTCGCCTGTTTCCGAATCTTTTAAACTACCCAACTCTAAAGTTATATCATCTAATGTAGTAGTATCCGTATTTATTGAAAAAATTATTCTTGGAGATAACACATTTTCAGAATCTTCAAATAGTACACGAACAACTTTTACATGAGGTAAAAATTCACTAATAGATGCTCTTATTTTTTCTTCTATAGAATTTTGGGTATCATCATTTATTGGTTCAAATACTACCGATAATAAATCCGAACCAAATGTAGGATTACCTAATCTTTCTCCTCTTCTTGTCAATAATAAATTTCTGATATTTGATTTAGTTTGCTCTAGCAAAGTCTGTGTTTGCTTGAACACTCCATCTTGATGAACTCCTAATGGTAATTGTAGTCCTATCAGTACATCTGGATCTAAATCATTTTGTATTACACTCATTATTTATTATCTCCTAAATCTTGCCATCCTTTTTATCTAATGCTTTCATAACACCACTATAGTCTTTGGTAAGATTACTCATTACATCTTGAACTGCTTTATTTGATGTATCAGCACCAGCTGCTTGTGCAGTTTGTATAGCACCTAGCTTTCTCTTATCTTCAGGATTACCCATCATATTTCCATATCCCATAGCCTGTGCCATCTTTGTACTATCAAATGTCCCACCACCCATCGTTGGATATTCTTCCATTTCATTTTGTTGTGCTGTTTCATTGAGTACTTTATTCAACATAGGGTTTTTAGTATAACTAACTTCTTCTCTATTTTTTGGTTTAGGTAAAACTTCGGGCACATCATTGACAATTTTATTAGATGGTACTTTCATACCTTCACTAATAAATATCTTCTTTACCTCTTTTTGTACCTCACGTTTGATGATTTCTCTCAACATTTTTACCAATTTATTTTTCTTTGTAGACATTTAAGACTCCTAACTCCTGTTATTATATAAATATAAACATAAGGGAAAATCCACTTATTTTTGATGACTCACTAATTCTGCCTTTGGTGGATCTTCTCCTGTTCCACCAAGACTATCTTTAAGATTTTCAGTTAATTCTTTTCCTGCATCAGCTAAGTTTTTTGCAGCATTATTTATTCTCGCAAGTCTCTTTTGTCGTAATTTTTCTCTCCTTACCTTTCTAATCGCTCTCTTATCAGCCAATCTCTTTTCTAGCTGTTCTATTTTTTCATTGAAAGTTCCTTTTACCACGACATTAGAAGAGGTACGACCGCCTGAAAATGATATGAACTCATCTTGCGTTGGCTCCATTATCGATACAACATCACTCAATGCTGTAATTTCAGATTGTAATAATTCAATCAGCAGTTTTGTAGCATATTGTACAGCAGCTACTACTGGATTCAACGACATAGATATTGTACTAGCCTTATCAGTAGTCTCACCAGCCTTTTTTGCTGTTGTAGCAACTTTTATTGCTGATTTAACTTTTTTTCTTGTTTCAACAGTATCTGCCCAAAACTTCTTTATATCCTCAATGCCTTCTTTTATTTTCATCAATGATTGCCAATACTTATCAGCAGTTTCTTCATTCGATTCAATTTGTTGAATTAGGTCATCGGTAATCTCATTTAGACGAACTACTTCTTCAGCACTTTCCTTTCTTATTGCTTCTTTTAGTATCGTTGCTAAAACAGGCTTTTTGTGCCAATCAGCGTGTGGCATATATCTCCCCCATTATTCAGAATATACTTTTTTACTAAAAAGATTTTCTTCTTGTATATACTTTTTACTCATAGAAGTAATTCCAGC